GCCCAAAAAAAGGAGTTCAAATTACTGTCAGATGTCTTCAAAGAGTACTTACCACCCGAATATCCTTATCAAGTAGAAGGTGGTATGCAACAAATCAAGGTCCAAGACTTTGATGAAAGAGTAGATATATTACCTGTTTCTAATCCTGACATATTTTCTACCTCACAAAGGATAGCTATGGCCCAAGAAATGATGCAGTTAGTGCAGTCAAACCCTGAAATTCATGGTCAAGGTGGAATTTACGAAGCATATCGTAGAATGTATGCCGCTATAGGCATCGATAATGTAGATGCTTTACTGCAACCGCCACCTCCAAACAACCCACAACCTTTGGAAGCAGGTTTTGAAAATAATAGTCTGCTTATGGCCCAACCTGCACAAGCTTTTATACAACAAAATCACGATGCACATATCGCATCACATACGGCTTTACTAAAAACACCACCTGTCCAGTCAAATGCTATGGTGCAAGCAAGTATACATGCTCATGTTATGCAACATTTACAAATGAAAGCAGATATTTTGGCTCAAGAACAAATGCCACCCGAAATTTTGCAACAATACCAACAAATACAACAACAAATGCAAAGTGTTAGTCAAACAGAACAAGCAAACTTGCAGATGCAAGCTAACGATTTACTTGCACAGTTTTCTGCACCAATTTTTGCTGAGTTAGTCACCGTATATACACAAGAAAACAGCGGTCCTATTGATGAAGATCCATTAGTAGGGCTTAGAAGACAAGAAATAGCCTTAAAAGGTCAAGAATTAGCACAAGAACAGGAACAATTTAGGGCAGATCAACAAAGAAAACGTGATGACGCTATGCGCCAAGATCAACTCAATAGAGAACGTTTAGCTTTACAGGGTGATATAGCCGAAATGAAAGATGACACAACTAAGGACAGGTTGGAGCAACAAAGACAACTTAAATTAATGGACTTAGCAAAAAAATAAGTTAATATAGGAAGCAATTATGAAGCAAAAACAAAGTTATAGTAACAAAGGTAGCGTACCTCTAAAACAAAGCAAAAGTGTTGCAGTCAATACAAAGCCTCAACCAGGTATGGGTAAGGGTAAAGCTAGAGGTGTTGGAATTGCTGAATACGGCAAGAAGTTTTCTGGCGTATATTAATGTCAGTACTTTGGTTACGAGAAAAGCTACTTAAAGAGCTTGGTGAAAAAAGACAAGCTATTACAGACACATTATTAGCTGGTGTCAAAGACATGAGCCAATATGAGTATCTACGTGGACGTTACAGTTCTCTGGTCGATGTAGAGAATGATTTAAGAGAACTGCTAGGAAAAGTAATAGAAGATGACGAAGACGACACAAGTGGTAGTTCCTGACCACGTTGCTAAAGAGATCGAAAAGGAAAATCAAGCAATATCAGAAAATGTTCAAGAGACTGGCGAACAGATAGATAAAGCTTATGTGGACCCTGGACTTAAAGTTCTTGATCCAACACTTTTAGATAAATCAGCCTTAGAAAGAATGCCAACACCTACAGGATGGCGTATGCTGATACTGCCCTTTGCAGGTATGGGTGTTTCTAAGGGAGGCATAATTATGACAAAAGATACGGTTGATAGAGAGAGACTCTCTACGGTTTGTGCTTATGTGGTAAAAATGGGTCCGCTTTGTTATCAAGATGCTAAGTTTGGTGATAAACCTTGGTGTCAGGAAAAACAATGGGTATTGATTGGCCGTTATGCTGGTGCTCGTTTCAAGTTAGGTGATGATGCAGAATGCAGAATTATCAATGACGATGAGGTGATTGCTACCATACACGATCCAACCGATATCGTTGCTGTATAGGAGAATTTATGACAGAAGAAGTTATGAACGAAAACGAAAACGTCGAAGAAGGTCAAGTTGTCGAATTAGAAGAAGAGACAACTGAATCTGAAGAAGCTGTAACAGAAACAGAGCCTGAAGTAGAACAAGTTGAAGAACCTGTTCAAGCAGAGTCATCGGAAGAAGATGAATTAGCAGGTTACTCTGATAAAGTACAGAAAAGAATTAATACTTTAACTCGCAAACTAAGAGAAGCTGAAAGAGCAAGTGAATCTGCTTACAATATGGCTAACACTCTCAAGACTGAAAATGAGGGCCTAAAAAAACAAGTTGTTGAAAGTAATCAAGGCTTGTATGGCGCAAAAGAATCAGAACTTCAGTCTCAAAGAGTGCAAGCACAAGCAGCTCTTAAAAATGCTCTTGAAACACAAGATCATGAGAAAGCTGCAAAAGCGCAAGATATCTTAGCTCGTATCGCTGTTGAAGAGTCAGTAGTAAAAAATTCAAAAATTAATTTGTCTCAAATGCAAGAGTCAGAACAACAAGAAACTCAAGCACAACCACAGGCACAACAACAACCTGATCCTAAGGCTGAAGCTTGGGCTAGAGAAAATACTTGGTTTGGTGAAGATAATGTCATGACTATGGCAGTTTTTGGTATACATGAAAATCTTGTTAATGAAGGATTTGATCCAAGTAGCGATGAGTATTATACTGAAGTCAATAACAGGTTGAGGTCCGTGTTTCCTAACAAGTTTGCAAATGAACAAACTGAAAGTACAGAAACACAAAAACCACAACAAAGAGTTGCTTCAGCTGTAAGAAATACACAGACAACTAGTGGTAAAAGAAAAGTTAAATTATCACCGTCTGAAGTACAGATGGCAAAAAAATTAAACGTACCTCTAAATGAGTACGCAAAATTCGTAAAAAGGTAAAAATATGAATAGAGATGATAAGGGTAGGTTTTTAAAACCTGAAAATAACAGAGAATCCCGCTCTGCTGATACTCGTGCACAAGATCAAGCACGAAAACCTTGGGCTCCCCCAAGTATGTTAGAAACACCCCCAGCACCCGAAGGATACGTCTATAGATGGATCAGGGCTGAGGTTTTGAATAGTGATGACAAGAAAAATGTTATGTCTAGGACCAGAGAAGGTTTCGAACTTGTTAGGTCTGAAGAGATAGGAGATTTTGAGTTGCCAAGTATTCAAGACGGTAAGCATGCAGGAGTAGTCGCTGTAGGTGGTCTACTATTAGCTAAGATTCCAGAGGCAACAAGAAACGAACGTAACGCCTATTATCAAAACAGAACGCAAACAGCACAAGATGCTGTTGATAACGACCTCATGAAAGAATCCGATGCTCGTTCTCCAATAATGTCTCCAAGGAGAACTTCTAGTGTAACGTTTGGAGGCGGTAAACGAAAATAATTAAGGAATAATTATGGCAAACCAAGATAAAGCCTTTGGATTCAAACTGGTTGGTAATTTGTCAGGCGTTAATCAAAATAAATTAACAGAGTACAATATCGAATCAGGTTCAACTCAAGGTATATTTTCTGGAGATCCTGTAAAAATGTTAGCTGGCGGTTTCATAGATGTAGCTGATGCTGTTGGTGATACAAAAATATTAGGAATCTTTAGAGGATGTAAATTCGTCGATGCGACTTCAAAAGAAGTTACGCATTCAGCCCATTTCCCTGCTGCTCAAACAGCAACAGGAGATATCGTAGCATTTGTGGAAGATAATCCATTTAATCTATACGAAGTTCAATGTACAGGTTCTTTAGCTAGATCTGATATTGGTGCTTGTGTTGATATTGCTTATACAGCAGGTTCAACATTATCAGGCCAATCAAAAGCAGAAGTTGTCAGCAGTTCAGCTGCTACAGCAAACTATAGACTTGTAGGTGTCTCTAAAGACCCTGAAAACAATGAACTCGGCAGCGCTAACGTAAATATGATCGTTTTAATTAACGAGCATGCTTACAAAATAGAAGCTGGAGTATAAGGAGTAAATTATGGCTATTAATAGAGCACAATTAGCGAAAGAATTAGAACCAGGCCTTAATGCCTTGTTTGGTATGGAGTATGCCCGTTACGATAACGAGCACGCTGAAATATTCGATCAAGAAACTTCTGATAGAGCATTTGAAGAAGAAGTAATGATTGTTGGTTTTGGTAATGCACCAGTCAAACCTGAAGGTGAAGGTGTGGCATTTGATAACGCCAATGAAGGTTTTACAGCAAGATATGAGCATGAAACAGTTGCTCTAGCTTTTGCTTTAACCGAAGAAGCTGTAGAAGATAATCTGTATGATAGACTTGGATCTAGATATACTAAAGCACTAGCTAGAAGTATGGCTAACACCAAGCAGATCAAAGCTGCAGGTATTCTTAACAATGCTTTTTCAGCTTCATTCAACGGTGGTGATGGGAAACCATTAGTGGCAACTGATCACCCACTTACAGGCGGTGGTACAGGAGCCAATAGAGCTGCTACCTTTGCTGACTTGAATGAAACTTCATTAGAAGATGCACTTATCAGAATCTCAACTCAGGTTGATGATAGAGGTCTAGCAATTGCACTACAAGGGACAAAATTAATTATCCCACCTCAGTTGCAATTTGTTGCTGACAGACTTTTAAACTCACCAGGTAGAGTTGGAACTTCTGACAATGATATTAACTCAATCGCAAATCAAGGTATGCTTCCTGAAGGTTATGTGGTAAATCATTACTTAAATGACCCAGATGCTTACTTTATTAAGACAGATGTACCTGACGGTTTCAAACATTTTGTTAGAAGCCCAATGGCGACATCACTTGAAGGTGATTTCGATACAGGTAATATGAGATACAAAGCTAGAGAGAGATATTCATTCGGATTCTCAAACTGGAGATGTGTCGATGCTTCTCAAGGGGCATAACACTTAACCGTAAAAGTGTTAAGGGCTACTTAGGTAGCCCTTTTTTATTTGCTTCGTCTATTTTTGTAGGTTATTATTGATTTGTTAGTTAATGAGGCGCATGGTGCGTTCCATTCAAAATAAGGAGTTCATAATGGCTAACCCACATTTTCAAAATTTAATTTTATGGGCAGGTAATACTGTCGCAAGTAAATCAAAAAAAGATTTACCGATGTTTCAACCGTATCCGTCTGATCAGACATATTATGGATACTTTAACGACTTCATGACTTACAATTCAGGTGACTGGACTGTAACAACAACTGAAGCTGGTACAGGCTCTGCTACAGAGGTTATTGGTAGTGTTGCAGGAGGAGCATTAGTTTTAACTAACGCTGCTGGTGATAATGACTTAGACTTTTTACAATTAAAAGGTGAGTCTTTCAAACTATCAACAAGTAAAAGAGCGTTTTTCTCTGCAAGATTCAAAGTTTCTGATGTAGATCAATCAGACTTCGTTATTGGTCTTGGGATTACAGATACTACACCACTAGATACAACAGATGGTGTATTTTTCATTTCAGCAGATGGTGACGCAGGTTTAGATTTCTTAATAGAGAAAGATAACACAAACACATCTACTGAAGACGTAGCGACTATGGTTGATGATACTTTTATTACTGTCAGCTGGTTTATAGATCCTGATGCTTCTAAAATATTTTATGCAGTAAATAATGCAGAACCTGTAGGTGTAGTAAATACTAACTTACCTGATGATGAAGAGCTTACAGTTTCTTTCGGCATACAAAACGGCGAAGCGGTAGCAAAATCTATGACAATTGATTATGTAACAGTATTGGTAGAGAGATAATGGCAGACGTAGTAACAACACAAACTATTCAAGACGGTCAAAGAAAGGCCGTCATGAAATTCACTAACGTTTCCGATGGAACTGGTGAAAGTGCTGTTGCCAAGGTTGATGTCTCCGCTTTACAAGCTAATGCAAAAGGTGACGCTTGTACAAGTGTTACTATACAAAGAATATACTGGGCCTGTCGTGGTATGGGTGTAGATTTATTATTCGATGCGACTACCAACGTGTTAATTACAGGTTTACCAGCAGATAGTACTGGCGATGAGTACTACGATAATTTTACTGGTATACCTAATAATGCAGGTAGTGGTAAGACTGGAGATATTCTCTTTACGACAGTAGGTCACTCAGCGGGTGACACATATTCAATTATCTTAGAACTCGTCAAAGAGTATGGCTAAGAATATAAAAAGAACAGTAGGTCGTGGTGGTAACTATCGACCTACTAAATCTGGTGCTGGCATGACCAAAAAAGGTGTAGCAC